TGAGCATAATTAGTTGCTCCATCTGCAACATTGAGCAGTGCCCTAACCTGCCCCGCCGAGAGGTCTTCAACGTGCCTTCCTGTAACCCTTCCGACAATTGTCTGCTCTGCAATTGGCATAGCACTCGGAACGGCAGTATTCTCTGTTGCATTTGCAAGGATTGATTCAGGAGTTTGGGTACTGAGACTAATTGAAATTGTTTCCCATGATAATGTTTCAGCACCGGCAGTTAAAACTTTCCCTTCCGTCCCCTTTGTCAACTTAATGGCTGTATTCGCTCCAGTTCCTACCACCAAATCTCCAGCAGCATCCCATATCACATCAGTTGAAACATCCCCACTTGCGCCAAATTCAAGTTCAGTCCCAGTTGAGTCTTTGCGATAAAACTTATGGTCAGTTTTCGCGTAGATGGTAGATTGCCCACTTGCTGGAGCCAATGGTGCATCACCCTCAGTAAAAATAATCTTTGCAGCATCAGCCATCACGCCCTCACAATCAATGCAACATCTTGCATCAAAGACATAGTTCCTAAAACCATTAGTGTTCCTCCTATAAGGTATTCTTCTCCTTCGTCAACTGAGACAACAATACCTGTATTTATTTTCCATTTTGGAAGAGATAACCTTTTGTGTGCTGCATCAACGATTAAAATTGAACCGTCACTCAATGTAATAATTCCTTGATTAAGCAATGTCCCACTATTTATTGCATATTCCTGCCTCTCCCCGACTGAAACAACCTCCCCCACGTTAATCTGCCAATAAGGAAGAGACGAAATTCCAGAAACATCAGGAACATTATCTCCAAGAGCAAGCTCTTTGATATCTCCAGCATAATTGCAGAGAGGTCGTTTAGTCGCCATTGCTTACACCGTTAACAGGATAATAGGAGTTTGTGCCTGAAAGTTCATGCTTGAAGTCCCTGTAGCGAATCCAACCCTTTGTACTGCATTCGCTGATCCAGATGGTGCAGTCGAAGTACAAAGTCCTGGAGACGTAGACAGAAAAAGTCTTCCTGGTGTCAATCCTGTAACTTGATCATTCGTCCCCTCAAAATACACTGTCGCCAATGCTGCAAGTTCAACCGCAGCCAGAACAAAACCATGCGCCTCTTTACCAGAAGTCGAAGCATCAGCTTTTCTACATTTCGCCCCTGTAGAATCAAATAGATTAACCAAATCACCTGCAGCCAACGCCTCGGACGCAGTTATTTCTGACACGTCTGCACCAATTCCAGACGGCAGAAACGTCAAAGAAAGTTTCCCAGTACTATCCAGTGCAGGAAGTTTTCCCGAATCACCTGCTCCTGCAGAAGATGTTTTTGAATTGACAATTGTTGGCCCTAAAATACCAGTTGCGTTCAATGCTGGTATTTTCCCTTCATCCCCTGCTCCGGCAGATGTAGCAACAGACGTTTCTTCAGTAATTACTCCAGCATTATTCTTCAAATATTTATGTGCAGCCATTTCAAACTCCTTTTAAATCAAGAAAAGTGGTTCACTGATTCGAATCAGCAGTTTTGTAGATGAAATAGGAAAACCGACAATTAAACTGAATCCCACTGTCGGAATCACCTGAGTCAATAACCCATTAACTCCTAACCAAACAGGAACATCCAAAGTCCAACTCCATGAAGGTTCAGTAATTTCCCCTCCAGTTTGAACACCCGCAAGTTCCCCAAGCGTCGTAGCACCAACAGTCATTCCAAGAATCTTCTTCGCATGGACTGTAATTGTCCTATCAGCATAAAATAACTCCCCGTCATTCAGAACTACCATCCTATGCCCAGACAGTATTTCACCCGCCGGGTAACTTAAAGTCGATCCACCGGGAAGCCCATCCGCGCCCCTCGGCCCAGGAATAATCCCCGCGCTTTCAATAACTACCTCATGAACCGAAGTATCATTAACAACTTCAACAGTATCAGCAGCAGAGTCTTCTACAATCTCAAGAACATCATCTCCAGCATCCTCAACAATTTCAAGAGTAAGTTCTTCCACTAAAACAGTATTAACTATTTCAACAGTCCCAACAGAAGAACTCTCTACAATCTCAAGAGTACCATCACTAATATCCTCAACAATCTCTACTACATCATCACTCACTTCGTAACCTCCGGGTCAACAGTAGCTTTTCCCTTCTGCGGTCTAATCACCCAACCATCAGTCAATCTTTCAAATTCAATATCATAAAACACTTTACCAGATGGTAACGCAGCAGTCTGAACCGCAGTAAGATAAAGCCCATAAAATACAGACCTTAAACCAGTCTCAGCATCGTCAACATAATCCAGCGTAACCCCGCCATCAGTAGTCGTAACACTCAGTTTCGGAACAGCATCAGCAAACGCCACCCTGAACATACACCGACCCTTCCAAAGAGCAACTCCCGGTGTGGCTGTAGTAAAAAACGGAAAAGGCTCAAGTGTCGTACCATACCTAAACCTCCACCTCTTCCTAAATGTGGCACCCTGGACTATCTCTAATGAGGTACTCGGAGGAACCCCAAAGTTATAAGCTATTTCAGTCATAACTCACTCCTCCTTAAACAACCGCCACATAGTAATGATACGTCAAGTCCACAACCCAAGCACTTCCGTTCCAAATCCACGGCTTCCCAGTATCCAGTTCCAAAAACCTCGACCCAATAACTTTAGTTTCCGGCTTAGTATCACCAGATTGCCCTATCCAAGTCTTCGCGTTATCAGACACAACTCGAACTGTCATTTCTCATTCTCCTTAATTCTTCTAATAGTTATGTCAAATTTTGACAAAACTTAACACTTTCCTTTTCCAGAACCTTTTCCTTTTTCTTTCTTCACCATTGGAAAAGCTTTCTCCATCATAGGAACTTTCGCCGGAACTGCAATTGGTTTTTGAGTTTTCTTTTTAGGCATTTTAAATTCTCCTTTTAAATAAATATGGCAAAAAACTTAGTTACTTGCAACCTTTTTTAGGTTTTTTACTGATCTTTTTGTCGTCTTTTACTCCCTTGTCTTTGCTCTTTTTAGCCATTGTTTTAATCCTTTCCTGGAATACCAAAGAAATATTTTAAATACCCACTGTCTCCGCCTTTTGTGTAAATCTCTGGAATATCTCCATTATTAAGTCTAAAAACTTTTTGAAGTGTTACTGGAAGCGGCCCATGCTTACCAAGCCAGCGGTCAGTAATTTTACTCATTTGAAAATCCTCAGTTGATTCACGAGCATTCCATGCTGCGAGTCCTTGCGCAACTCCAGATACTAAAGGGGAAATTGCAAACTCAGGTTTTCCTGGTTCGCTCTGAGTTGATACAAAAGGAACGTGGAAGAAGTGGTCTGAAAGGGACATACCTGCTTGGGCGCCGCCGTAAGTCGCTGCTCCAACTGTTACTATATCAGTTAGTAATTGCCTCATTACAGGAGTTCCAAAGAAGTCAGTTTCTTGTCTAAGAGTGTCAATGAATAAGTTAGACTTTAATTCTGACTGTCCTTCTCTCATGTACTTTCTAATATTGAACAAATCATCTTTAACTTTCTGCCTTCCTTCTATACTTCCAAACATCTTTTGAACAGTAGTTGCAGTAGACTTATCCATTCCATCTGTTAGCATTTCTCTAATACCACTTGACAACTGATTAGTATTAGCCAAAGCTCTTTGAGCAACTACGCCTCTTCTTTCAAAGATTTTAAACGGTGTAGCTTGAAACATTAAGAATGCTCTAATTTTAGGATTATTAAGCCACGCCGGATTGAACTGACCAAAAAGAAAGTTATTCTTTAATATCAAGTCATAAGTCCCATACATAGCCTGGTCAACCGTCATTCCCTTCTTCCCCGCCATTTGAAGAGCTGAGCTAACTGACGTAGCTCTATCCGCAAGTTCAGCAAGATTAATCCAAACCGACCCGACATCTTGGGTTTTATTCCAAAGATTCTTTGCTTGACTAAAAATTTGATCTTGAGGTTCTACTCCCATATCCATCATGTACTTTCTCATATTTCCTGACATGATAGTAGAATCCATATAGTCATCTATTAACTGCCTCCCAAAACGGTCACTCTTTATTCCTATCTTTTCTAAACCACTACGGATAGAGTTTTGATTAATTCCCCAAGTTTTGTTTAACAAAGATCTCGTCATATACCCCGCAGTCTCTGGAAGAGATTTAATCCAAACACTTGGACCAACTGAAGCAATATCGGCCGTCATTTTGACAAGGTGCTTAAGGCCCGCCGAGGGAGAAAGGAAAAGCTTTTGAACAGCTTCAAATTCTGAGTAACGACTTACTGCAATATTTCCCCAAGTTTGTTCTTTTGGTTTAGATCCTTCATAAAGATTATCAAAAGCTCTTTTGAGACCGGGGTTAGTTTGAACCAAAGCAGAATCCTTAACCTTCTCCCACCCAGACTTTTTCCAAAAATCATGATTTTGAAGCCTCGGTTCAATGTCAGTTAAGTAATGATTCATAGTATAATTAATATCCGGAAGAAGCGCTCTTGAACTTTCCGTTCTGCTATAAAACTTTTGGTAAGGAACTCCGCCGAGAAGATCTCCTAACTCAGCATTGTAAAGTTTAGACATCTCAGGATGTGGGGAATGTGGAAAGTAATTTTCCCTCGTTGCAATTCCTCTGTCTTTTAATCTAACTTGATATTGATCAAGAAGTCCACGAAGCTTTCCAACTGCTACTTCTTCTCCTCGACTCAACTGAGGAAGCCACGGATAAAGAGATCTTGTAGGATCTTCGAGAGCTAAAGAAACTCGAACACTTGCTCCGGTCGTGGGGTCTTTAGACAACTGTTGCATAGTAGTAGTCCAGTTGTCATGGTACTCTTTAGGGGCATTAACAAGTTCCTCTAAAGAAGTTTTTAACTTCCCTATTTCTTGCTGTTCTACTTTAATGCTCGAACTATACGCTACAATATCATCTTCTTTAGTTGCCTTTGCTAATTTAGTAGAGTAACCGTCAAGTCTTTCCTCAGCCTTTTTCAACAGAATTTTAGTAATGTCATGTTTAGTCGCCTTTGCCCCAAAAGGAACAAGATGATCCGTTGCGACTTTAATTTGATTAGGAGTAGCTTTTATTCCTGCTTCGTCAAATATATTAGTTGTAACTTTTAAAGCATTCTCTCTTGTTCTACTTCCCGCCGTAACAAAGGAAGCTAAATGAGTCGCAGCATTTACAAGTTTCCCTTGTCCAGTTTTAAACAATGCTTCAAGAGCTTGATAAGGAGACATCAACGAGTATTGAATCCCATCTCCTTTCCCAGCTCGTAGATTTTCATTTACAATATTACTAACAGTTTTAGGATTCATTAGTATCCCACGCTGGAAGTTCTCTGCTCCCATAACTGTTTGACCTTTTGCTACTTCCTTTGCAGTATATCCTAACCTTGCAGCTTCAGAGACAAGAAAATCCTTTGCCACTTTTGTTGTAGGAGAGGTCTTAACTGCTCTAACTACACCTTTAAGAAAATCCTGCGCCATTCCGGCATCAGCTACTTCTTGATTCTCTCCCGACATCATAGTATAAAGTGGCCCGGCTGAAACTCCAAAAGCCATCATCCCGGCGATTAACTTAT